AAGGCAACTTCGTGCGTTCGGATCGATTCGACCCATCTGCTCGTCACCTTGGCGAGTGCGCCGGTAAATCCGCATACCGAATGCCGGCTTTTATACCCTTGGGCAGGAGAATACTGGACCGTGCAACCGGATACCGAAATTGGCCGGGGTTGCGCGGTAACGGATAATTTTTCGGCCGTTACCAAACCAGCGGGTTTCGATATCAATGCGGCACTCGGCACGGGCTGGGCGGCCAATATGCCGCTTTGCACACCGGTAACCGTTACGGGAACCGGTTCATCTGCGAGCGCGGAATTTGGGATCGCACTCAGTTCCTGATTGGAGTGCCATGCCAGAAGAAGAAGAAGTGAGTCTGAGTGTGCTTAAATCCGAGGTCGCCCGGCTCAGTGTCGACTTCTATGCGCATGCAAAGAGGGTCGATGCTTATATTTTGAAGATCATGGAATTTATCTCCGAGGAGATTGGCGCCCGAAAAGAGCGCGAGAAGACGATATCGGAACGCGCGGCGTCGATCGAAATGACGTGGACGAAAGTCATGGCGATGGCGGCGATGATTGGCGCCGCCACCTCGCTCCCGGCGATCTTGCATTTTATCCATCCATAGAGGATTTCGCATGGTATTTGCTCCAACGCCGCCGCGCACGCAGTTGCCGGCGCAGCTGCTACCGCTGTCGGCCATTACCGCTACGGCGATTCAACAGTCCGGCGGATATTCAGGGTCGATCGCGCTTGTTAGCCCGCCAACCACCGGCACGGCAGGGACTGCGTTGGCGTTGACGGGGACGGTTTCGCCAGCGGGCGCGGCGGTGCAGGTTGGCCTCTCATCTTCGGCCAGCAGCGCGCCGTCCAGCTGGGTTTCCGCCACGGTATCGGGTACCGGGTGGACCGCGTCCCTCACCCCTGCCAGTGCCGGCACATTTTACATTTGGGCGGAGCAGACGGCAACACCTTCGGTGCAGGCGGTTTCCGCGGCCGTCACTGTCGGTTCGGGTGCCAGCGTGGCGATTACCAGCCCACCTAGTATTGGCACGGTTGGGACGGCGCTGGCGCTCGCCGGAACGGTGTCGCCAGGTTCGACCGCCGTGCAGGTCGGGCTCTCGAGCTCGGCAAGCGTGGCTCCGACCAGTTGGATCAATGCGACAATATCCGGCACCGGATGGACGGCCGCACTTACGCCATCAACGGCTGGTACATTTTACATCTGGGCTGAACAGACGGCGGCACCATCCATTAAGGCCGTATCCGCTGCGCTGGTTGTTTCGTCGGCAGGCGGATCGGCGCTGTCCTACAGTCTCATCAGCGGATCCGGCAACGGATCGCTTACTGGCACCACACTTGTCACGACGAGCTCTGGATCGGCGCCGGCGGTGGACTGGAATTCAAGCATTGTGCACGCGGCAACGGACGTGGCGCCGAATGTCACGCTCTCCGCGATTGGCAGTATAACTGCTGCAAAGTTCTGGTTCGATACGACCAATACGGGCGTCGCGCCGGGTACCTATGGCAACGCATTATTCAATGGCAATGCGGTCGCATTCTATGCCTTCGCCGACGGATTTGGCACTCCAACCTGCGCGCCGGCGGCGCCCAGCAGCGCCGGTACCTATTACGGCAAGTACGCTTTCTACAACAGCTCCAGCACGCTGCTCGGCGTGTTCAGCACCAGCGCCATCACCGTTACCTAAAAAGGAATGATCTGAATGACCATTGTACAACAGGGCGCGATCAACACGACCGCGCTGATTGTTCCCGATCTGTACGTGCAGATCGTTCCGCCGCAAAACCTGCTGCTCAACGGCGTGCCAACCGATGTGCTTGGCGTGGTTGGCACGGCGCCGTGGGGGCCGGTGAATTCACCGGTCATTGTGGGTAGCATGAGCGACTTTGCGGCCTCGTTCGGCACGCTTGTTAACCGCAAATACGACCTTGGGACTCAGGTGGCGATTGCGGTGCTGCAGGGGGCTTCGAATTTTCGATTGGTCCGGGTTACCGATGGTACCGATACGAAAGCTGATATCGTTATTCAGAGCACGTGCCTCACCATTACCGCGAAGTATACGGGTAGCGCCGGTAACGGGATTGTCGTTACACTTGCCGCGGGCTCGGCCGCCAATACCACCCAGGCGGTGGTGACGCTGCCCGGCGCGACGCCGGAGATTTATAATAATATTGCCGGAACCGGAAACGCGTTCTGGGTCAATCTGGCCGCCGCGATCAATAGCGGCAACAGCGCCTTGCGCGGGCCTTCGCAGCTGGTCAGCGCGGTTGCCGGCGCCGGCACTGCTGCTCCGGCCTTGACGAGTTACACGCTGGCCGGTGGAACCGATGGCGTAACCTCGATTACCACCGCTTCGCTGATCGGCGTTGACAACGCGCCACGCACCGGCATGTATGCGCTGCGAGGGCAAGGTTGTGGTGTCGGGGTGCTTTCGGACCTTGACGATTCCACCTCGTGGACGACGCAGGTTGCCTTTGGTCTTTCCGAAGGCGTGTATATGGTGATGACCGGGCCGGCCGGTGATAACATCGCCAATGCGGTTTCCACTAAAGCCAATGTGGGCCTCGATAGTTATGCGGGGAAGCTGATGTTCGGCGACTGGCTGTACTGGTATGATCCGGTAAATGCCGTGACGCGTGCATGCTCGCCGGCCGCCTTTGCCGCGGGCCGACTGGCTAACCTATCGCCCGAACAGTCCTCCCTCAACAAGCAGATCTATGGCGTCGTTTCCAGCCAGAAGTCCGGTGCGCCGGGGTCGCCGACCTATTCCACCTACGCGACCGCCGATCTTTCCGCGTTGCTTGGGGCCGGCATCGACGTGATCTCGAACCCGCAGCCCGGCGGTGCCTATTGGGGCGTTCGCGGCGGCTTTAACACTTCGTCAAACGCTGTTATCGACGGCGATAATTACACGCGTCTGACCAATTATATCGCTGCGACGCTCTCGTCTGGTATGGGACAATATGTGGGGCAGTTGGTCAACACGACGCTGTTTCAAAACATCAAGGCAACTCTGCTGTCTTTTCTGAGCGGGATGCTCACGCAAGGGCTGCTGGGTAGTAGCGATGGAACATTGCCCTTCGCGGTGGTGTGCGATACCACAAATAACCCCCTAAGCCGCACCGCGCTCGGCTATGTTCAGGCTGATGTGCAAGTGCAATATCAGGCGATCAACGAGAAATTCATCGTCAACGTGCAGGGCGGCCAGTCCGTGGTGGTTTCGCAGACCGCGACTATTCCGCAGCAATAAAAACCAGAGTTAAGCCGGTTAGCCCAACGTTGTGAAGCGTTGGGTATTTTGTTCCGTTCACAAGGAATTATGTCATGTCGTCATATACCATCGGCGAGGATGTTCGTGCTCAGATAATCGGGCCCTACGGTCCTATCACCGCCCCCCAGCAAACCTTGATTTCGATTTCTCCTAATCAGATCGTTCAGTCGTTCCAGGATCTGACGGGTGCGACAAATTCGCGGACGGTGGTCAGGGGCGTCTCTGGCAAGATCACCTTTACGCGAACCAATCCGGACCTCGAAAATCTCGCGGCGCAAATGAGCCAGAACTGGAAGGCGGGCGTGCCGATCCCCGGAGGTAGTTTCACCTATACCATCAGTGAGCTGAACGGTACTGAAACCACCGTTCACTTGAGTCCGGTTTCATGGATGATCACCAAAATAGGCGACGCGACACCGGGTAAGCCGGTACTGCAGGAGCTTAGCTTTATCGGTGACGGATACCAGACCGTATGATCGAGATTACGCTGAAGGACGGACGGGTTCTTGGCATTGAGGCCGTCACGCCGGTGGAATCCATGCGCCTGGCGGAGGGTACGCGCGAGCTTAGCGGCAATCGTGGCTGGTGCTCAATGGCCCTGGTCGCGGCGTCCATTCGAAGCATTGACGGGATTCCGCGACCTTTTCCGACCCATAAGAAACATATTGAGGCGCTGTTAAAGGATTTGAACGAAAACGACATTGCGGATATCCGTGCCGCGAGCGGGAGGGTGAAATCGGAGCCGGTCGAGATCGAATTCAAAACACTGTCACCCTACGAGCTTCTGAAAATATACGAATTCGCCCGCGAGTTCAATGATGTTCGCGGCTGGATCGGGCCGGCGACGATTGCGGCCTCGGTAAGAAAAATTGGCGACAGGACAATTACCTTTCCCGAATGCCAGGCTGATTTGATGGCCCTGGTAACCGAGCTCGGGATGGCGGGGTTTACAGCTGCGACCGCCAAGATGAACGAAGCACTGGACGCTGCCGGCTCCAGAGACAAATTTTTGGAGACGGCAGCAAAAAACTGAGCAGCCGGGCGTTTTTTGAGGACGCGGTCCTACTGGTCATGAACGGCGCGGCTGCCAATGTCGAAGCTGCGCTCGCCATGTCCGATGTGTGGCGCTCGGCTACCGTTTTGGCAATCAAACGAATCGAAATGCGGCGCCACCGTGAAATTGTGGCGAATATTGTTGAGGCGCTAAGCGGAAAGTGACGGAAATTGCCAGTGCGCGATGGCGGTGCTGTTCCTCGGCGGTAAATGCAGGAGTTTTTGGGGCATGATTGGTTATGACGTCGGCGCCCGCGTTCTTCCCGAGGAGGAGCCAACCGGATTATTTGGCGGTACCGATGTCGCGCTCCCCGCGGTTGAGAGCATGATGGATGATGTTGTCGCATTGAGCGGTAAGCTTCCACATATGGTTCCCGATGCAACTGACGATGTTTCTGAGTTGATTGGCGCATTGGGCGATGCGGCTGAAGCGGCGGGCAAGATGCACGTTGGAGGTGGCGTAAGCGGAGATTCTAGCACGGAGGCCGCATCGAACGACACGATGCCCCTCCCGAAAAATCCCGAGCAGAGCGCTTTGTGGGATTGCAGGTCGGCGATCTTGGCAGCACAGTTGGCTGGCTCCGTGATGGCGGGTGCAGCCGTAGGGAAGATCGCGCCAATTGACCTCGACCATGGCGACCCGTCGGTGCCGGATGCCGCAGTGAAGGTTAAAGAGGATGCCGCCGGGCTCGACGGCTTGGATCAGACTTACGATTTCGGGCAACGCAATGCGCAACTTGATTCGATCTTGCGGCAGGCTAAAAGTTTAGACTTTTCAAATGAAAGCAATTCCGATGGCCGCGTTGGTGGCAACCCATTGGCGAAGGTTGATGATTTATATGCAAACAGCATTCCGGACTTAGGCGAAGGCATTGAATCCGGCGATGCAAGCGTCTCGGGGGCGCTAACCGGCAGCGGTCTAACACGGTGGGACGAAGCGGGAGACGAACATGGGGCGATGCTTGAGCAAAATGATGAGCGAATGTTCGGGTCCGGCTACGGGATTAAGCAAGCATCGTCAAAAGGTGAGGCCGATGCCCTCCATGATTCGATTGAGAATGAGAAATTCCCCACAGACTTAGCGGATTTCAGTGGCCCCGAAGGTGAATTTTGTCCGTTCATCCGCGAAGGGCTTTCCGGCGACGGGATACAAGATTCCGCTGTGCACGATATCTCGCGACGCGCAGCCGACAGACCACAGCTTGGTGGCGTCGGCATTACGGGCGCCGGGACCGTGATGTCGGCGCCCTCTTCAGACGGCGATGAAACGCCGAGCGTGAAGCGTATGCCGGATTTTTCTGGGCTGTGGGAAATGTTACGGGATGCAGAACGGATATTGCCGAAACCTAGTTTCGCGGACACCGCAGATGACCGGCAGGCTGCCGCGAACGAGATCGAAACCCGGCCAAGCCACTCGCTGGATATGCTGAACAAGTTGGTTGCAGCCGGCCTTGCCAATCATCGCCAGAAGGATGATTCGAGCATGCCGGACGAGAGGGTTGCGCCAGCCGGCGGAAAGAGCGGGCCGACCGGGCATCGGAATGATCCGATCTACACGGTTGCGATCAGTTCGATGACTGGGACACTTATGCCTTTGGTGCCAACGCCTGGGACCAGCACGCGTAGTCCGCCGATACCGGGACAAAGGAATTTGCCATGACCTTGAATTCGGATGTCCTTTCCGCGATCACGGCTGCAGGCCAATTGTTTGCGGGATATGGCACGGTAACGCTTGGACCGGTGCAATTCAGCGGGATGAGTCTGCCTATCTCGATGCCGATCGGCGGCGAACAGTTGATGTCGGTACAAAAATTGCCTGGCGGCGCGCGGATCATCGACGTGATGGCGCAGGACGACGATGATATTGGATGGGCTGGCTATCTGGACGGCCAATTTGCTACCGAGATTGCACAAACCCTCGATAAAATTCGGCGTTCGGGTCAGGCGGTGACACTGGCGTGGGATGTGTTTTCTTATCAAGTGGTGGTTTGCAGGTTTTCCTGTCAGATCAGGCACACGCCAATGCCGTACAGGATTTGCTGTACTGTCATTGCCGACAACACACTTGTAACTGGCACAACCGCGGTGAGCATGGCCTTGCAGTTAACTGCGGACTTGCAGGATGGTAACCCGGTGGCAGCGCTTGGGGCCGTTAGCCAAGGCATCGTGGGATCAACCGTTACGAACGCCGGGATCGCCGCCTCGGCCACGAATGCTACCACCGTAGGGAGTGCAGCATATGCAGCCGCGGTGGGCGCCGTGAACACTGCCGCATCGGCTTTACAAATGGCGTCCGGTACAGCCGACGCTACGCTGGCGCCATTGGGCGTATCGCTGCAGTCCTTGACACAGGCTGCAACCACGGGTCTCGACACGTTCGGGTTTTCCAGCGATGTGAGCAACGCGTTGGCGGCGTGCGGTGACGCGGCAAATCTCAGCGCCGCGCAAGGGTACGTTATTAGAGCGCAACAAAATCTTGCCAGGGCAAGCGCGTGACCATCGAAGTGACGGTAACGGGGACTGACTGCTTCAGTCTTGCCGCGCAATACCTCGGTGATGCAACGGAGTTTTACCGGATCATGGTGCAGAATGGTTTGTCTGATCCGGTCATTTCAGGTCCGCCGGTTATTCTGGTGATTCCGGATGTTGAGATCAGCTCGACGGACGGGATTCCAACGCTTTGACTCGCGAACGTGAGGCCGAGATCCGCGCCGCGGCTATGGTCTATTTTGCGCGACGGATGATTCCGCCCGAGGAGACCATCGCCATGAGCCTCGATGAGATAGCCTTGCTCTACGCATATCTCGCGAGGCAGGAAATTGGCTGCCGAAGATGAGCCAAAGTATGGTGAATTATCCCAGATTTCTGGTGACGGTAAATGGCAGCGTATTAGAGGGCGTCAGCAGGGTAAGGATCACGCAAGCGAATGCTTACCAAATAGCCAGTTTCTGTCTGACTAAGGGCTTTGTGCCGAACGATAGTTTTCCTGCATCATGGTGGGCCGCAACGGCAAATAAGACGATCCTGGTAACGATTGAATTGTCGGTTGACGGAAGTACATTCTTCCCGATAATCACCGGCAATGCGGACAGTCATATATATGACGCAATCGCAAACACGATCGACCTGGCGGGCCGTGACCTCGCTGCCAGCATGATCGACACCAGGATCGCTTCGACTTACAGGAACCTTACGGCGAGCGAGATTGCGGAGCAACTCGCCGCCGAGCATGGGTTGCAAGCCCAAATTACACCGACAACCACCATTGTCGGCCGCATCTACGATATTGACCATGATGAGACCAGTAGTGGGGACTTCTCGCAGGCGAGCAATGAGTGGGATATGCTTTCCCGGCTGGGTCAGGCGGAGGGCATTATTCCCTATGTCTTCGGATCGACACTCTATTTCAATCCTCCTGGCGCCAAGCCGCCAATTTTTCCAGTGGAATTAACGCGCAACGCCAACGGTCTGCTGGTTGCGGGCGTGACCGGCCTGGTATTTGAGCGGCATATGACTTACGCCCGTGATGTAATCGTAACGGTCAACTCATGGAGCAGCCGACAAAAGACGACGATTACGGCCACGGTGCGAACCAAGACAAAGGACGAAAGCATTGATCGCGGACTGAAGGCCTCAACGTATTTATACGAGATCCCTAACTTGAGCCAGGCGCAGTGTCTGGCGAAAGCGCAACAACTTGCTTTGGACATCTCCGCGCATGAACGATATGTAAGGGTGACTATTCCGTCGCTGGCGCTGATGAATCCGCAGACGCTGATGTCGGTTTCCGGAACCGGGACAGATTACGACATGACGTATTATCCACTTACAATCACCTATGAGGTGGCGACGGAATGTGGTGCCACGACTGTCGTGGACGCGAAATTCTCATCGCCTCTGGAGACTTACGATGGTGATTCTGGGCAGTTATTGGGGAGTGCGCGATGAGCTTTACAGATGCGCAGCGTCGGGAAATCGCCGCGATCGCGTCGCTTTCGGCGGCAAATCGATCCGGTATTGTCACCAGCTGGCAGGCAACACCACCGATGGCAAAGGTACAGATCATGCCATGGAATCCCGCCGATGGGGCGCCACCTGAGACGGGATGGATCCCAGTGTTATCAAGCGCTGCCGGATATCTGGGCAATGGCTGGCGAGTTCTGATGCCACCGATGATTGGCGCTCAGGCGTTCATTCAGCCGGAGGTCGGAGATGCGCAGAATTGGGTGGTTACCGGTTTCTACTTCTCCGATGTAGACCCAGCGCCGACCGGTGCTGAGCCGGGAGAAATTATGATTCAAAACGAGACTGGCTCGCTGCTGTATTTGCGGGCCGGAGGTGCAATTTCGATGGTCACGCCGACGCTAAATATCGCGGCGCCCAATGGGGGGGATGCAACGGTGAACATCACCGGCTCACTGAACGTCACGGTCGAAACAACGACTGCCGGGATTGCATTCACACCGCACACCCACCCCTATGTTCCGGGTGGAAATCCGCCGACGCAGACCGGCGAGCCGCAAGGATAGGAGATGGGCGATATTTCGCATTTCTACGGTGCTGACATAGACCTCAGCGCCGGCGGGGATTTCTTGTATATTGCGGATGAGAC